AGATTTCGGCGGTTCGGTCGCCGTCGTTTTGGACGTCGCCACCGCAGACGGCGTGGCTATCGTAGGCTTCGCATCGGTTATCGGATGTAATCAATGCGCTGTCTTAATCCTTATCTGACTATGAAGCATGCACATGGCTGCGGCCAGTGCATGCCCTGTCGGTTAAATCGTCGTAGAATTTGGCAAACCCGTTTACTGCTGGAGAAAATGGATCATGTCGAAAGTAGTTTCGTTACACTCACGTATGCAGAAACTTCGTCAGGGCCGCCCGTTAGTCTCGATCCTGCGCATACACAAAGATGGCTTAAGCGGTTTCGTAAAGCTATCTCGCCACGGAAGGTTCGCTATTTTCTCGTCGGGGAGTACGGGAGCAATACTCAGCGTCCCCATTACCATGCCGCTATCTATGGTTTTGGAATGTGTCGAGGAAGTATTTACCGGTCATCAACTGGAGAATGTCGATGCCTAAACTGTTCCGTTGTAAGAGAGACATGGGGTTATGGACATGTGATGCTTGGTCAACTTTCGGAAAACTCGGCGCAGTATATCGCCGGGTACGTTACGAAGAAGATGACGCGTTTCGACGATCATCGGCTTCTAGGGCGTTATCCGGAGTTCTCGCGCATGTCGTTACGGCCGGGCCTTGGTGCGAATGCAATGCACGATGTTGCGTCGGTTCTGATGCAATACAATTTGGAGGAAACTCTACCCGATGTACCGGGGCAAGTGCGGATCGGCTCCCGGAAGGTCCCGATTGGTCGTTATCTCCGTCAACAACTCCGAAGCATGGTGGGCCATGATAAGGCGTCGCCGGAGGTCTCGCTACACGAGCTCGAGGCCAAGCTGTGTCTGGTGCGCCAGGCTGCATTCAATTCTTCGCGCTCTGTCAAAAGTGTCTTCAATGAACTCAACCAGCCGTACTCGGATCAAATTTCCGCGCGGTTAACCATGGGGAAGCAAAGTGAAACGTTCTAAACATTCTCTCTCTCACTACAAGTTGCTGACTTGCAAAATGGGTCAGCTCGTTCCGGTTGCGTGGTTCGAAGCGTTACCGGGGGACACTATCCAGCACGCAACGTCTGCTCTTATCCGTTGTGCTCCGCTTGTTACTCCTGTCATGCATCCTATCCATGTGCGTTTCCATCACTGGTTCGTTCCTAACCGTATTTTATGGACGTCATCGTCGGGAGGTCGCAACGGCTGGCAGGATTTTATTACTGGCGGTTGGGATGGTCTTGATGCTTCTATTACTCCGCGTATTTCGCTTGGTCCTGTCACTGTTAGCTCTCTTGGTGATTATCTTGGCATTAACACCGCGGGTGGTGGTCCCGTTAACGTGAACGCACTGCCTTTCCGCGCCTATCAGCTGATTTGGAACGAGTTCTATCGTGACGCGGATATTCATAATCCTGCTGCTATTTCGCTTGCTGATGGCGTTGATGCTACGACAAGTACGGCGCTGCAAAATATTTGTTGGGAGAAAGATTACGTAACTTCGTCTCGTCCGTGGGTCGTGAAAGGTTCTCCTGTTACTCTGCCTCTCGGTACTACGGCTCCTGTTCAGCGTGTCTCCTCTGCTGTCGGTCCTATTCAAATGTATAAGACGGGCACTAACACGTTTGCTGGTGCTGGTACTGTTCAGGTCGCTGGTGCGTCGGGTCATTTGGCTGAAAATACTGGCGGTGACATTACGCTTGATCCTGGCGGCTCTCTGGTCGCTAATCTCGCTTCTGCAACTTCCATTGACATCAATACGGTGCGTCATGCTTTCGCTCTGCAACGTTTTGAAGAAGCGCGTGCTCGGTATGGTTCTCGTTACACTGAGTATCTTCGTTATCTCGGCGTGCGCTCGTCTGACGCTCGATTACAGAGGCCTGAATATCTCGGAGGAGGTCGTAACGTTATCCAGTTTTCGGAAGTGCTCCAAACTGGTGTTACAACATCAGGAACTCCGTCCGGTGTCGGTAGTCTGTATGGACACGGAATTACGGCGATGAGGACTAATCGTTATCGCCGGTTCTTTGAGGAGCATGGAATAGTCATGACGCTCATGTCTGTTCGTCCGCGTACCATGTATACTCAACGTCATAAGCGTGCTTGGTTGCGTGGGAATGCTACGTTTGCCGGTATGGCTGGATCAAAAGAGGATTATTGGCAACGCGAGCTGCAACATATCGGTCAACAAGGTATCAATGCTACCGAGATCGATGCTCAATTTAATTCTACGGGGACGATCTTCGGTTATCAGGATCGCTACGATGAATATCGTCGCGAGGAGAGTTCAGTGCATGGTCTCTTTAGATCCAGTTTGAACAATTGGCATCTATCGCGTGACTTCGCTGGTGCGAGTGCTCTTAATACTTCGTTTCTGTCTTGTGTGCCGACTACGCGTGTTTTCGCTGATACGTCGAACGATAATCTGTATATTATGTGTAATCACTCCATCCAGGCGCGTCGCCTGGTGGCTCGTGAAGGAACTTCGTCAACATTCTAACTGGAGGTGAGCTATGGCTAAGAAGAAGCAACTCGATCTTGAAGACAGTATCGCTGCCAGTGTCGCTGGTGTGGTGGTTGCTCCTCCTGTCGAGGAGTATTGTACTAAACCGCGTTACGATGAGGATGGTGTTCAGGTCACTGCGGGTATCTTGCGTGATGGTCGTGAGGAGGTTGATCCTGTTCCGATGTCTCCTCCTGTCGGTTATGTCCCTGAACCGTCGATTATGGAAATGATCCGCTCCATGATTCGCGACGAGCGTTTTCGGCAAAATCTTGAAAATGAGGAATATGAGACGTTTGAGGAGGCGGATGATTTTGATATTGACGATGATCCGCTCGATCCTCTTACGGAATATGAGCGTGTTTTCGAACCAAAAAAAGAACCGCCGGCGTCTCCGCCGGCGGCTCCTACAGTCGTTAGTACGCCTGTCGCTTCGCCCGACCATGGAAGTACTGCTGGAAGTCCTGTACGTGCTTCTGACACACCGGACAATAGTACTCCGGCTGGTAAAGCTCCCATTGGTCCGCAGGAATTGTCGAAGTAGTGGTCTCGTGACATTTCGCGCAAGTGAACGATATGGTATAGAACGATGAAGTCGTCATGATCAGGTCTCCAGTCCTGGTTATGAGGACCCAGGGGGGCCCTCACAAAAATGGGTCCCCCGCAGGTCCGTCCGGGGTCCAGTCTCAACGGCACAGTCCTGTCTCTTACTTGATATGTACTGTGCTAGGTGACACCAAAATAGGTCATCCTATATCTCACAAGGCTACGAATTGTGCCTAAATGGTTCTCAAAAAATCGATATGTTTATCGGGACTATGAGTTTATTCCCCCAGAGGAAATCTATGCCAGGCGCATAGCCCGCTTGACAGCGGATCACGAACGAGAAGACACAAAATCCTTCTCTACCCGAACTACACCCCCTTACCGTCAACAACAAAGTAGTCGGGTGTCTCGTGAAATAGATGAATTCTTACAAAAATTGAATGACGCCCCTCTTAGGCGTCAAAAGGAAGTTATTGGCGACTTCCGCGTAGCGAAGCGAAGTGCCTTTCTAAACCTACTGAACGCGGAGCGGTCTAGGACAGCTCGTCTGTCCGCGGAAGGTTGGAAAAAGGCTAAGGCTGCTGCCTCTGATCGCCGCGAATTTCATCCACAGCGAGGCGACTTTGACGAGCCCGCGTTTACGCGGTTCGGCACCGAAGCTCTTCGGAAATTATCGCCTACTGCTTATCCACGGATGTGGGCAAAAGATCTTCCACGGTTTCTTAATCCTAATATCGCTATCCCTTGTATCCAACGGCGTGCTCGGCGCGAGGTAATGTTTGCGAAAAAACTGGCGGGTCGTGCTTATCGGACACCGCATCATAGAAACCCACATTCTGGAGACCCCTGCTAATGGACCCCGTAACACTGGCTGCATTAATCGGAGGTGGCTCGTCCATCCTCGGCGGATTAATCAACACGAACAATCAACAACAGATCAATCAGCAAAACTGGCAGAATCAACTTTTCATGGCGCAGAATGCCATACAAATGCGAGTAGCAGATGCAAACAAAGCTGGCATCAATCCCCTCGCTGCCCTCGGTTCTTCTTTTTCGCCGTCTGCTCCTCAACTCGTCGGCACTAACCCCGGTTCAGGAATTACAGACGCGGGTCAAAATATTTCTCGTGCTTTGCTCGCTCGTCAGGACACAAATGAACGCCAGGAGCGTTTAAATGAACAACTGCTGCAAGCACGCATCGACAATGTTAAAGCTGATACTATTCGTCTCACTGCTGGCGCCTCCCGTATCGCTACTGAGAACTCTGTTGGTTCTCCGCCTCCTCTCTCTCCCTCCAACGCTATTCAAGGCAATATTCCTCTTCCGCGATCGCGCTCCGATGTCTTGAAGCCACTCATGCAACCGATGGACGATGGTCGTGGTGGAATTGTCTGGACACCTTCGGAGACTGCTTCTCAATCGTTTATGAACTGGGCCTCTATGCCCGCTCAGATCGCGACAGCTGCTGGTCTTGCTGGTCGTAACTTTCATGAGTTCATCAAGTGGTTAGAAGAGCGTCGTTACTCTCGGCCTCAAACTTTGGAGAGTGCTCCACCTAACTGGACTGGTGATTATCCCTAACGAGAAAGGACGGTGATTGATATGCGCTTTCGAAGGAGATTTCGGCGGTTCGGTCGCCGTCGTTTTGGACGTCGCCACCGCAGACGGCGTGGCTATCGTAGGCTTCGCATCGGTTATCGGATGTAATCAATGCGGTGTCTTAATCCTTATCTGACTATGAAGCATGCACATGGCTGCGGCCAGTGCATGCC